CTCCAAGGTCGGCGTCAATCCGTATGATTTTGCTCAGTGGATGCATCTTCTCGGCAAGAACAATTCTGTTATTGCTGATAAGTACATCTGCGGAGACTACTCCGGATTCGATCAGATGCACGATGCTGAAATGCTAAGTGTGTTCTTCGACATCGCCGACGAATGGATTTTCGCCACCCGCCCGAAGTTCGAATACGAACCTACCGCCGTCATCACTGGAGAACTCGATAGAATCCCGTACTGGACCACCAGACAGCTGTGTGCCGCCCTCAAGGATGTCATCATCAACACGATCTACGTCAATGATGGTTGCGCCTACTCCTACACAGGAGGCAACACCAGCGGAAATCCAGCTACGGTTGTCATCAATTCGATCATCAACGAGTGTCTCCTCACCGCCGCCTACTTTGCAATCAAGTCACAGCACACCGGAGAATTCCCGACCAGTATCGATTCTCACTTCATCGTCTATGGAGATGACAATCTTATTGCCCTCTCCAAGGAAGATGAAGAGATAATCGATCAACAGACTCTCACTGACTACTTCGCCGATTGTAACATCAAGTACACGAACGCCCAGAAGAATGATCGAGTCGTGCAGTTCGAGACTCTTGAGACCGCTACTTTCCTCAAGAGAAACTTCGTACCGTACAAGACTGGAGGAATGGCTGCGCCAATCGCCATTGAGTCCATCCTCAACCCTCTCTTCTTCTATCAACGTTCTGCCACATCGTACATCGGCAAGGACAGACCGAACATGACCATCGACGAGATTGTATCCCAATGCTGGGGTAGCCAGTGTCGAGAACTCTTTCTCCACGGCCACCGAACGTTCGCCTACTACACGGACATCATGCGTACCGCAGCACAGCGCGCCGAGATGCGCGTCCGACTGCCTTCCTACGATGAAGTCTCACGTCAGATGAACGAGCTCAAATGCAATCCCGTCGACTCATGGGTCGATCATGATCAAGCCGTCCGCTTCGCCAACAACATTCGTGCTGAGATTCGCG